GCGGGGATGGGATTTGCGCGACATGGCTCATGCGGCCTCCCGCGCGGTTGGGGCCGCGCTGGTGATCAACCCGCGAATGGCGCGCTTGTTGAACCCGAAGGTCATCAGCGCCGAGGCCTTGTAGCGGGTCAGGCCAAAATCGCTGCGCGCGGCGGGTGAGAGATATTGCAGCTGCTTTTCCGTGGCGGGCTGGTTCAGCCAGGCGCGCGTCTTGAAGGCGCTTTCGTCAGTCTCGTGGTCGTTGAGCCAATCATCAGCCTGCGCGAGACAGACGCTGCGCTCGCCGATCCCCAGCAGCTGCGGCTGCACACCCCGTGCGCCGCCAATGCTGTACCAGAGGCCATCGAGCCAGAAGATCCCGCCCCATGCTGAAAAGCCCGTCGCCAGAAGCGCATCCTCGGTGCCGAAGAGATCGACCCATTCGAAACTGGAGCGCTTGAGCAGATCAATCTCGGTCATAACGAACCCGGAAAGAGCTCCGCCGAGGGCTCCCTCAAGGGTTTCACCCTCATCCTCGACCAACAGCTCACCGCAAATCGGGCATTCGCGCGATGCCAGAGGAATATCGGCCTGGCACGCCGGGCAGGTTTTCGAGGGGGCTTCGCCGCTGGTGTTCTTGCCCTCCAGATCGACGTCCTGCTCCAGCGTGCCGTGGGTCAGGCTCGAGGTGCCAAAATCCAGCACCACGCAATCGGTCTTGACCACGCCCGGGTGCTCGGCGGGATCCACGGTGCGCAGGCCGCGCCCGACCATCTGGATCATGGTGGACTTGTAAGAACTGGGCCGCAGCAGCACGACGCAGGACGTGGGCGGGTGGTCCCAGCCTTCCGTGAGCACCGCCACGTTTGTGATGACGCGGATTTCGCCCTTGGCGAAGGCAGTCAGGATATTGCGGCGTTCCTCGCCGGGCAGATCGCCATGGATCAGACCGGTCGGAATTCCCGCGGCATTGAAGGCCTCGGCGACATGGGCGGCATGGGCCACGGTGGAGCAGAAGACGACCGTGGGCCGATCAGCGGCCTTCTCCTGCCAGTTGCGCACAACTTCCTCGGTGATCGGCGCGCGGTCCATGATTTCGGCCACCTCAGACATGTCAAAGTCCGACACGGTCTTGCGCACCGCCCTGAGCTTGTCCTGCACACCCACATCGATGACAAAGGTGCGCGGCGGCACGAGGTGACCTGATGCGATCAACTCGCCCAAGCGCACCTGATCGGCAACATTGTCAAAGACAGCGCGCAGACCCTTCTTGTCGCCGCGGTTCGGTGTGGCGGTGACGCCGAAGATCCGGGCGTCGGGGTTGGCATCACGGACGCGGTCAATGATGCGGCGATAGCTGTCGGCCACGGCGTGATGGGCCTCATCGATCACCAGCAGGTCCAGCTTCGGCATTGCGTCCAGATTGCGCTCGCGCGCCAGTGTCGGCACCATGGCGAACGTCACCTGGCCGCCCCAGGATTTGCTGGTGGCATCCACCACCGAGGTGGTGATGGCGGCATTGACCCGGCCAAACTTGTCGCGGTTCTGCGCTGTCAACTCGTCTCGATGCGCCAGCACGCATGCTTTGGCGGCGCTGTCGCCGATCACCTCACCAGTGACCGCCGACAGCATGATCGTCTTGCCCGCTCCAGTCGGCGCGATGCCGAGTGTGTTGTCGCGGGTGCCGAGCGCAGACAGGCTGCGCTCGACGAAGAGTTTCTGGCGGGGACGCAATCGCATGGCTCTGGCCCCTCACTCAGCCCAGCTCGGACGACCCGAGAAGCTTGGTGCGGCGGGCGCTTGCTGCGCGGGCGTCTGCTGCGATTGTGGCTGTGACGCCGGGGCCGGATGGCCTTGCACAGGCGCAGATGTGGCCGGTGCCTGATACTGTGCCCCCGATGCGGGGGGCTGGGGCTGCATCTGTGCTGCCATGCCCTGTGCCGCGACATGGCCCATCACCTGCGGGTAATCGCGATGATCGGGCATAACCGCGCTCTTGATCTCGTTCTTGTCCTCGCCGTTGGTGTCCTGTCCAACGTCGATCCGGGCGATAAATTCCAGACCATCGAGGTCAGCGAACCCGTTGATCCGGCGGCGAGCCTGAGCCTCGGGGGAATTGTCCTTGTCCGAGATGCCACGCGACGAATTGAGAATGCCCCGCACAAGGCTGCGGCCCATGTTGGCCCAGTTCGGACCATTGGGGCTGTACAGCCCGATCAGCGACCAGATCTTGCGCTTGGCATAGGGCCCTTCAAGCACCGTATATTCGGCATCAAGATAGACAGACCCTGTGCTGCCCCGTTTGGCATAACCGCCGGTCCAACCTTGGGTGGGATCATCAAACCCGCCGGGGCGCAGCGTCAGGCGCACCTTGGCCAGCGTGCCCTTGGGGATGACATTGCTGTTTGATTGGGCGTCGTTGAAATCGTTCCAGAGAGACATGGGTGAAGTCCTTTCAGTTGGGGGTGTCATTGGAGGGGGTGGTGGCCTGCGCCGCTGGCGGTGTCGGCAGCTGCGGGGCCTCAAAGGTCAGGCGACGGTCTGCGGGGATGAGCGGGCCCCGGATCTTGTCCATCAGCCTTCCAAGATGCGGAGGTTCGACCATGTCGAGACGCCCAGACCGATCCTTGGCCGGGAAACCCCAGGGATTGAGCGTGTGACAGACAAATCCGCGCTGAGGCGCGCCGTCCCCGCCTGCAATATCAGTCATGGTGATGACCTGATCGACGATCCCGGGCAGCTCCAACCCGGTCTTGGAGCCGTCGATCTGCGGCGAGAACACCTTACGGTTGAAGTCATCGAGCTTCTGATCGAGGATGCCGACAAACCAGATGTTTTTGCCGCGGGTGTGCTGAAGATGTGTGAGCCAAGCGATCATCTCGCGCCCGTGCAAGCCATAGGCACCGCGCACATCCGGCTTGCCCGTCTTTTCTGACAGCGCCTCGGGCTGACCCTTGCACCAGCCAAAGCAGAGCCGCCCTGCCACGGTGATGGAGTCGATGAACACCGTGTCATATTTGGCCAGCATCGCCGGGTCGCCGTACTTAGCGCAGACCGCCTCAAAGTGCGCCTGACTGTAGGGCTGATCCGCGCGCAGTGCCGGGTTGGGCCCGCCGATGAACACGGCAAAATCCCGGCATTCCGTCCAGGTCCGTGGGCGGATGGCGTCGATGGCCAGCCCCTCGATCGCGAGATCACCCGCTTCCAGATCGAAAAACAGCGTGGTCGAGTTCAACAGCGTCCAAAGCAGACTGGTTTTGCCGATGCCCGAGGGCCCGAAGATGACGCCTTTGATGCCGCGCGGCTCAGCCATGCGCTGGTCGGCGGTGATAATGGGGAGCGCGCCGGTCATGACAGCACCTCGCCGTTCATATCAGCGGCACTCGCGTCACCAGTCACGGCAATGTAAAGCGCATCAAGCCGGTCGGCCTCGGCGAGGCATTCACGCCCCTTACGCCGCATGAAGCGTCGAGCATCGTTCAGCAGTTCCGGGTCTTCGATAAGGCCCGGGACCGCGACATATTCCTCGGCGCTTTCAACGAAGTAGGATTTCGAGCGCAGGTCACTGACAAGCGGCGCAAACGCGTCGCATCGGTCGGCGAAATCCGTCTGGTTCAAAACGTCATGACGGTTTCGCAGGATACGTTTCACTTCGGAAATGATCCCGGTGCGCAACATGCGCATCGCGCCTTCCGCCCGTGCCTGCGAACAGGTCAACGGGAACGCCGCGCCCATGATATCGTCGGCTATTTTTGGGGCATTGTTGCCAAGCTGGGATGCCACCTCCCAGACACGTTCGCCAAAGGCCGCTGACTGACTGTCAAGCATCGAACCACTCCTTGATTTTGGTGAAAGCTTTCGACCCCGCAGCGATGGCGGCGGCATCGAGATGGTGAAACTGGCTGTCGCTGGCCTCGTGCAAACCGTCCCGAGCCAACTCGAGATTGTCGTCCGAGGCCCATTCAGCGAAGGCGCGGAACGTGCCGGTGACATGCTGCCAGGCAGCCTGTTGTGGCGTCGGCGGGACATAAAGCGGGTTCCGACGACTGGGTTTGCGCTGAGGGCGCATGCCTCGCACGGCGGCATCGACCACCATCTTGCGCAGCGCTGCCCGGTTCGGTTCTTCGCCACGCTCAAGCTTTTCGTCGAGGGTGCGACGGATGATGCCGGGATCAGCGGCCTCGGCATCTCGGAGCAGACGTGCTTCGTGGATCTCGCGTCGGTTCAGTCCAAGGTCGGCGGCACTTGCGACAACTTCGTTCACATCGCGAACGAGGTCAGTCCTGGCACCTTGGCGTCCAACGTCACCATCTGCCTGTGCACCGTCATATTCATCGGCGAGCCGTCGCTTTGCGGCTGCCTCGATCTCCAGTGCATGGGCCTGCGCGCGATGCGCCGCCGCAACCAGGTCGTCATGCGCGGCTTTGGCCCGGCCCAACCGGGCTGCGCGTTTCGCGGTGTCATAAACAAAACCGGCGGCCTCGCGGGCCTCGAGCACTTCTGCCGCGGTCTTGGCACCTGCCAGCATTGTCGCTGCGTGATCAATCAGGCCGGGAAGACCCTCGATCGTCTGTGGAATGGGGCTGAGCGCTGTCATTGGCCGCGCTCCACTGTGCCTGTGGAGGCAATCATTCCCAGAGCAGCGCCGACATGGGTCTCGGGGGTGGCTCCACGCGCCAGCAGGCGATCCAGTAGGACCGACAAGGCCTGCTCAGTCTCGCTCGCTGACTGACAAATGTCGCGCTCGGTCTTGATCGCGAGATAAAGGTCCGCCAAGGTCGCCCCTTGCGGGCTGAACAGGGACACCATCTTCGGCTCGTCATCATCGGCGACGTCAACTTCGATGATCAAAGGAAGCCGCGACACCAACCGTTTCGGAAGCAATCCATCCGGGATGATGGAGCGCGGATCGTCGCTGGAGGGCGCGTCATAGGTGACATTGTCGACGTCGGTGGTCTCGCCAACCCGGCCGCTGGTATAAACGGCGAGTAACGGCGTGCCATCGGCATGCGTGCCGGCATCTTCGATCCGGTAATGACCCTGCGGCTCGAGGACCCCGGTGAGTTCCCAGCGACGGAAAAGCCCGGGAATACGCTTCAGGGTTTCGAGCAACATTTCGCTGTTGTTCATGAGATTGGTCTTTCTGGAGGGAATTGAATTGTTGGGAGCGTCTGAATGAGAAAAGCCATTTTCCGGGCTGATCTGGGACAGGCGGTTCGATGATTTTTGCGCTATCATTCCGATGCCTCACTCGGCTCGATCTCGACCTTCAGCATGCCGGGCCGAACGGTCCGCGCAGGTTCAAAGTCTTTCCGAATGGCATCAGGCCAGGCGCCGTACTTGCGCTCGGGCACCTTGATCGCAATGTCGACATATTGCGCAGGGTCGTCATCGGCAGCGCGGATCCGCGCGACCAACGCCGTGAGTTTGTCCTGATCCCAGTCAACGCGTTTCGGCAGATCGGCCACGATGGTATAATCGCCATCCGTAAGGCGCACGGTGCCGGTATCCTTGCCGCAGGCCCGGCGCGCCTCAGCGGCGCGGGTGGCGTAGCGCACCTCGAGAGCGGTGCGGAACCGCGCGGTCGCGATGCGCATCTGCTTGGCTGCATGCGCCAGTTCGGCCTGCAGGCTCGCCAGCAGTTCCACCGGCATCTGCGCCAACTCACCGGTCGGCATGTTGAGCATGTCGTCCACGCTCGGGGTGTTTTCTGGGTAATTCATAGGGGGTTCCTTTTTTGGGGGATGGGTCAGGCGGCCACGGCAGCCAGTTGCGTGACGGCATCGGCTGAACTGCGCGTCTTGGGGCGCGCGATAGCGAGATAAGAAAACAGGTCCGGACCGAGGCGTTCCTGGACGAGGTGGACGAGGCCTTGGGCCTCTGACCAAAACGCCCGTGTTCCCAACAGGCGCAGTTCATTGCGCTCGTTGTCCCCAAGCTTGGAAAGCCCCGGGAAGCTATCGAGCACCAGAAAGCCGCGATGGTATTCCAGCCGATCGCCGGGAACGGCCTGCGCCACCCAGGCGCAGAACTCGATCTCGGAAAGCGGTCGGCTGGCGCGGACCGTGATGAAGGGTGTGGTTTCCATGAACATGATCTCCTCCTTTCCCCTCTACTCAGGCCGCAGCGACATCGTCCCAGACGGGCCCGAGACCGTTTCAGCGTTCTTGTTCGGGGCGCTCGGCAGCCCGTCGAGACTGACCGCTGCCGTATCGGCATAGATCGCGACGAGAGGCGTTCCGTCCTGATGGGAACCGGCGTTCTCGATCCGATAAGCACGTTGGTTTTTCAGGATTTCCGGCAATTCCCAGCGGCGATAGAAGCCGGGGATCCTGACGAGAGCCGCCGTATGAACAGAGTCGTGTTGTTTCATGGGATTATCCATTGCTGCGGGCTGCGACCGTCCATGGCCATTCAACTAGGAAAAGCCGCTCGTGCGAGTGGATCGGGACATCGGGGTCGGCGGATGCATGACCTGCCACGCCGATTTCGAAGCGGGCTTTTTCGAAGTGCTTGAGCGAACTTGGTCACACTCGAACGCCTCGACGTCTTCGAGCCGATAAACGACGCGCCCACCGAGCTTGACGAAGCGTGGACCCTCACCGGTCCAACGCCACCGCTCGAGCGTGCGATGCGAGATGTTCCAGCGATCAGCGAGATCGATCTGGTTCAGATGCTTCAGTGACATGCAGGTCTCCGTTGAATTGCGCTTCGGTACATCCCGCAGCGCCGAAGCACCGGGACATACAAGCATTTTCAACGGGTTAGACTTGGTTTGATATGATCAAGAAGGATTTTTCTTGTGACGTCGGACAATGAAAAAGCCCCGAGAAACCGGGGCTGCTTCAAAGCTTCTGTGACGTGACGCGTCGAAGCGTGTGACTCCGACGCTTCAGTCGGTACTGGCCGATGAAATGCTGCCCGTAATATCCGCGACCGAGATCTCACAGCACTGCGGGTTGATTCGATAGCCCGCACGCTCCTTGGTCTGAATGAACGAATCTTGATCCATCGGGATACCCAACGACACGTTCAAAGGTTCGATGGCCTCACGCAACCGCCTCAGCTGCTGACGCATCGACTGATCGGAAATGCCGAGGCACTGCGCCAGGTCCGGTGCCGAACGATACGGAACCTCGGACCGTCGCTTCTTGGCAGTTCTGAAGGCCTCGATCAAAGCGGCGACCAGTTTGAAATTCGCACCCTCTAGCGCCATCGCGCCCTTGAAATACACGCGCTCCTGATCATCGTCGAATGCAAATTCAAGGGGAGCCACCGAGAGCCGATCCATGAATGCCTTCATGTCGGCGTCGTAGGTTGAGGGCGGGGCAACTTCGACGTGACCTCGGTTGTTGCACGCAACGAGCAGCGACGCCGCCGGCAGCTCGTTTCTGAACAGGGCGGTGCTGTATTCCCTGAGCGCCGACGAAATCACATCCTCAACGGAATTCGCGTGACGCTGAAACAGATCGAAGAGGCGATCCCCCGCCTCGGCAGTCGGCACGCCCGGGAAGTGGCCGACCGCAGAAACGATCTCTGGGAAGTCCACCAGGAACCTCGCCTTCGTGGTCGTCGAGATCCTCTTGAATAATGACACGTAAGCCAGCGCCATGCGCAAGTCGTCCCCGCCGCTCCGATCGTCGAGAAGCAAGTCGTGCATATAGCGAGCTGGCGGCTCATGTTCGCCCAACCCGGCCGCGAGGATTCCAAAACGTCTGTCGATACACTGCGAGCACACACCACAGTGCTTTTGGCCTTCGGTCCATTTCCTGGGCCGGGTACAACTGACGGTCTGACTGAGCAAATCGACCATCCCTGCCGCCGCGATCTTCTCAGTCACTTCCGTCTTAGTCAGCCATTGTAGCGGTGTGTGGATCTGGATCTGACGATCTAGGAGCAGTGAAAAGAGGTGCTCAAGCCCGCGCAGGACTTTCGGGTGGGTAGTACGCGTCGCTCGGCCACCAACAACGTCGCCCGCCAGCGGCAAATTGATGCTGACCACCCCGTTTTCATAGAAACTGAAGCTGTCCTTGCCGGACATTCTGGCTACAACGAAGCCTAAGCATGCGAACAGGAAAGAGCGAGTTCGCTGGGTGAATTCGCGTGCGCGAACGCCTTCGTTGCTGACCCAAACAGGAACATAGGAAAGGCGCCGGTCAAATCCCTTGCGCTTGAGCTCGGCAATAAGGCCTTCCTGAACGGACCTGACCTTAGTCGACGAGTAATGTCCAACCAGCGTGAGCGACCGACCGTTGGCCACCAGATCAGTCACGGCACCGGCGAACGAGTCCACGCCGCCTGAGAATAGTGCTACCTCGTCGTGTTCGTCCGCGGGGTCGATAAGATCTTGAAAATACAGCTCCTTGGGCTGAACCGGCGTCTCAGCCTGCCGAAAATCAAATGTATAACTGTCGTCGGAAAGAAATCCCAACGTGTCGATCAGCGCATCCTGAACCTCAGGGTCCTGCCAGACCTCCAGTTCCCGTACCGGGATCGAGAACCTGAGGCTCCTGCGCCAATTTTCGCCGAATTTCGAAAGCTGTTCCGATCCACGGACCAGGCGCTGATCGGCGCAATAGACATATGCAGCGACCTCGAGCAGATCGATCAGCAGGTCGGGCAGGTTCGAGAGCATCGTTCTGCTAATGTAGTCGATGCGGAGGTTCACGTTCTTGCTCGGACCATGGACGTTCATGGTGATCGCCTCCTTGCAGGAGGCGGCGGTTACACCGCATTCGATCAGATGCTGCTTCACGCCTTACCTTTCCGCAATGCGAGTTCGGTCCTGATTTTCTCAACTGCGTGCGAAGAAAAAGCCCGCGTATCCGCTCGTGAAATCGCCTTGCCGTCGCGATAGTGGTTCTTTCCCAGCCAGTCCCGGGCAAATGTTCGCATGATGAGGGCTGACTCATTGCAATGCCGACGGACTGCACCGTCAAACGTCTCGATGTCATGGACGGAGCGCGCAATGCGACCCGGACCGATCATGTTGTGGAGGTTTCGATCTACGTAGTAATGGATCACTCGCTCGACAAAGTTGGCGTAAAAGCTTTGGGCCAATGCGGCGAATTTTTTAGTTCCCCTCAAACTGGCGAGCGAAGCCCGAACGTCGTCCGCGCCGGGGCTCCAAAGAGATGGAAGGTTCGACTGCATGCCCTCTGCCAACGCCGAAAGGCCAGCGCGACGAGCGATTTCGCCGAGGTCTGTATTCCCCTGGTGGATCCGACGTTGAACCCGCTCCACGGCACTGTCATATTGAAAGAGGAGGTCAGAGACCGACGCGGGCTTGGCGCCGTTGATGCCGATTTCAGCCAGTGCCCTTGATGCATCTTTGGCCGCACTTGCCTGAGGCAAGCGGATCAACAACCAGAGCGCTTCAATGAAGACATCGTCTTTCAAAGCAAATTTTAGTGCTTCTCGACCAAATTCGGTAATTTGATCGGCCACCGCCTCGGTTGGAATACCGCCGTCCACTATGTACCGAATAATTTCGGGCAACAGGCGGTATGCCGGCATTTTTCCAAGACGCTGGTGCCCCATTAAATCATCTCTCAAATTTATCGGTGCTTGAAACCGGAATATGCGCTCCCATCAAATCTTCCCGCGAGACTGGCGTCTCGTGCGCAGGCACACGTTCACTCTGTCCGGATCATGATTCGCTTTCAAGGCATTGTTAAACACCGAGAATGCTCGCGTCAGGAGAGATGTTCGCTCGTGCCGTCTATGAATGATTTCGAAGCAGTGCGCAGAAACCAGATAAGCATTTGTTTTTGATTGTTTTTACTGGCTAATCGCATAGCGTTTCCCTGTTCGAAACGTTCTCCTGCCGGTGCTCCAATGAAACGACCCAACCCACTCCCAACGGACCAGATGACACCGGCTGAACGCCGCGCCGAACTTTGCGGGTTGCTGGCGCTCGGGTTGGTTCGCCTGCGGATGCGGGATCAGGCGAAAGTATCTGACAGTACAGGAGAAAGTTGCCTACACTATCCGGCCGACGAATGGCGTCATGCAATTCCAACTCACCGGAGAAACGCATGACCAAACAAGATCCGATTCCCGCCCGCTTGGCCGCGCTCAAGACCACGTCGACGCCAGACTTGAAGCAACAATGGCGCGAATTGTTCGACAGCGAACCTCCGCCGTTCAACCGTCGCTATCTCGAAAGCCGGTTGGCGTACCGCATCCAGGAACTCGCCTATGGCGGCCTGAAACCGGAAACCGTGAAGCGGCTGGAAGCCCTCGGCGAGCAGTTGGATGGCGGCGACCGCAAGAAAAGCCGCATCCGGGCCGACCGCGACCGTCCCATCACCGGCACGCGGCTGCTGCGCGAGTGGCAGGGCGTCGAACAGATGGTCACCGTCACCACCGATGGCTTCGAATGGCAGGGGCGGCCTTACAAATCGCTGTCGGCCATCGCGCGGGCCATCACCGGCACGCGCTGGAATGGCTGGGTATTTTTCGGGCTGAAAAACCACCGGAGGGGCACATGACCAAACCTGCCGTTAGAAAGCTCCGCTGCGCCGTCTACACCCGCAAATCCTCCGAGGAAGGGCTCGAGCAGGAGTTCAACTCGCTGCACGCCCAGCGTGAGTCCTGCGAAGCCTACATTGCCAGCCAGCGGTCCGAAGGCTGGGTAGTGGTCCGTGACCAATATGACGACGGTGGCATCTCCGGCGGCACTCTGGAACGCCCCGGCCTGAAACGGTTGCTGGCCGATGTCGAGGACGGGCTCGTCGACGTGGTCGTCGTGTATAAAATCGACCGGCTGTCGCGCTCGCTGATGGACTTTTCCAAGCTTGTCGAGGTGTTCGACCGGAATGGCGTGACATTCGTGTCCGTCACCCAGTCCTTCAACACCACGACCTCCATGGGGCGGCTGACGCTGAACATCCTGCTCAGCTTCGCCCAGTTCGAGCGCGAGGTTACGGCGGAACGGATCCGCGACAAGGTCCGCGCAAGCCGTATGAAAGGCATGTGGATGGGCGGCGTGCCCCCGCTGGGCTACGAGGTGAAAGACCGCAAGCTGGTCATCAAGGAGGCCGATGCCGCCACTGTCCGCTGGATCTTCGCCCGCTTCATCGAGATCGGTTCGGGCACGGAATTGACCCGGGAACTGACAGCACGCGGGGTAAAAACCAGCCGTGGCAACAGGATCGACAAGAAGTTCATCTACCGGATGCTGAACAACC